GACCTGGACCGCGTGCTGGTGCTCCATCCAGCAGACCGAGTTGCGGTCGGTCCCGGAGTTCGTGATCATCACGAGGAGCGGCTGCCGGCGGAACTTGAAGCCCCGCTCGAGCATCTCGATCACGTCGCCGTTCGGGTGCTCGTGCACCTCGTCGCAGAGGGCGCAGCTCGGCCGCGGGCCCGACTTTCCCTTGTCGGACGAGATCGGCCGGAAGAACGAGCCGGTCTTGTGGTCGGCGAGGTTCCAGACCGGGTTGACGCCGGACGGCGTCAGGCGCTTCGCGAGCCGTGGGGACTGATCCCGCATCGCGACGGCGTCGCGAAACAGGATCATTGCCTGATCCTTTTTCGAGGCGGCCGCGTAGACCTCGGCCCGGGCCTCGCCGTCGGCCAGCAGGCAGTACATGCCCGTGCCGCCCGCCCACGGCGACTTGCCGTTGCCCTTGCCCTCCTCGATGTACGCGCGGCGGAACCGGCGGGTGCCGTCCGCCCTCTTCCACCCGAAAATCGAGCCCGTCTTGAACGCCTGCGACGGCGCCAGCTTGAACGGGATGCCCTCGAACTGGCCGCCGTTGAGGCGGAGGACGTCGGGGAAAAAATTGATCGCCCGCAGGGCCGCCGGAAGGTCCCAGGTCAGGCCCCGCTTGTGGCCCTCCTGCAGGTCCTGCAGGTGTCGCCTGCAAGCGTTCCGGACGTGAGGCCCGGCGATCACGAGCCCGGCCACGACAGCCTGGGCCCAGGAGGTTACGGGGTCGTGCTGCCCCTCAGAAGTAGTCGTCCCCGTCGTCGCCGCCCGGCGGCTCGGCTGTGATCCGGCTGCGGGCACTCGGGGTCATTCCAAATTCGGCGGCGTAGCGGACCATGTCAGCCATCGCCTTGTTGGCGATGCCGACCAGGGGATTCTGGATCGCGTTGCCGTTGGAGGTTTTGATCATCAGGCCGCCGGTCAGGGTGTCCTTCTCGGCCATCTTGGCGATCGCGCGCTCCGCCTGGGCCCACCGGCCGTAGGCTTGGCAGTAGGAGGCGAGCGCGACGCGGTCGATGCGCTTCAGCAGGCCGGCGACGTAGAGCTCCTCCGAGACGCGGGCCCACTCCTCGCGGGCATCGGGGGTGAGCTCGGCCGGCGCCTCTGGGAGCGCAGTCTCGAGGACGGCCTCGGCTTCGTTCAGCGGCCGCCGGCCGGGGTTGCCGGCCACGAGCTTCGTGCTCGTCGGTTTCGGCTTCCGGCCGGGGATGCCCATGGAGGTTCGGTCTTCCGGGTTGCACGCATGCCGGCATGCCGGCAGAGGCTACGCGGCCTCCGCGAGCGCGGCCGGCCGCCGGCGGGCTTGGACCTCGGCGAAGCTCTCGCCGGTCTCCTCGAGCCGTGCGACGGCGCCGGCGAACCGCTGCCAACGCTCGACCGCGACGTCGACGTATGTCGGGTCCAGCTCGGCGGCGAAGCATCGGCGGTCGGTCATCTCGCAGGCGATGATCGTGGTCCCCGAGCCTGAGAAGGGCTCGTACACGCCGTCGCCGGGGAGGCTGTTGTTCTCGATCGGGCGGCGCATGCACTCGACCGGCTTTTGGGTCCCGTGGACCGTCTTGCCGTCGTCGACGTCGCCCTGGTTGCGGTGCATGTTGGGGATGTCCCACACCGTCGTCTGCTTCCGGTCGCCTTGCCATCCGCCGGTGCCGCCCTTCCGGACGACGTACCAGCAGGCCTCGTGCTTCCAGTGGTAATGGCCGCGGCCGATCACCATCACAGGCTTGTTCCAGACGACTTGCGAGCGCAGCTCGAAGCCGCAGGCCCTCAGGCTCTCCGCGACCGTGGGGGAGTGAAGGGCCGCATGCCAGACGTAGGCGACGTCCCCCGGGAAGAGGGCCCACGCCTCGCGCCAGTCCGCCTTGTCATCGTTGAGGACCTTGCCCGTTGCCGTGGCGCCGACCTTGCGCCCCCGGATCTCGGCATGGTTCCGCCAGTCGGGCTCGTACTCCACGCCGTAGGGCGGGTCGGTGACCATCAGCCGAGGCTTCTCGCCGGCGAGGAGCTTCGCGATGACGTGGGCGTCGGTCGAGCTGCCGCAGATGATGCGGTGCTTACCGAGCACCCACACATCGCCCGGGGCGGTCACCGGTTCCTGCGGCGCCTCCGGGACCTCGTCGGCCTCGGTCTCGCCGGCCGTAGGGTCAGCCGTTAGCGTCGCGAGCTCGTCAACCGAGAAAGCCGTGAGGGACAAGTCGAACCCCATCTCGCCGAGGTCCTGCAGCTCGATCTTGAGCAGCTCCGTGTCCCACCCGGCATTCAGGGCGGCCTTGTTGTCGGCCAGGACGTAGGCCCGCCGCTGCGCCTCGGACCAGCCGGTGCAGTCGATCACGGGCACGACGCCGGCAGGGAGCTCGGCCCCGCCCGGGAGCCGAATCAGTCCGCCCTCGGCGTATATCTGCAGGGCCGCGAGCTGCCGGCCGTGGCCGGCGACGATGCCCTGGTCGTCGACGAGGATAGGGTTAGTCCAGCCGAACTCGGCGATGAGGCCCTTGAGCTGGAGGACCTGCTCAGGGGAGTGCGTGCGTGCGTTCCGAGCGTAGGGCGTGAGGGAGGCGGCGGGCCGCAGCTCCACCCAGCCCCCGCCCGGAATCGGGAGCCCGCCCGGCGTCTCCGCCGGCGAATTTGGTTCTCGCATGACTCTTGAGGCAGACTGCCCCGGCCGCGTGCGCGGTAGGCGGGGTGGCCGAAAGCTCGGCCGGCTCTAGGTCATGCGAGGCCCGTCCTCGCGGTTCGAGGTGCTTGCACCACCTCGGCTCCCGCCTCTTTTTCAAGAGCGAGATTACTTTAACCCTTTTTCAACTCAAAGGCGACAGGCGCGGCAACCTTAGGCCGGCGTGACAGTAATGAGGGCGTCCGGTCGCCGGCGCGCGAGCACCTCGACGAAGGTCTCTCCGGTTTCCTCTAGGCGAGCCGTCGAGCGCGACGCCTTCTGCCATCCCGTCACGATCGCGTCGGAAGCGGCGAGGTCGCCGGCACCGCAGGAAAGCCTGTGATCCCCGAGCACCCACACGTCGCCGGCCTCTGAGGCGGGCACCTGCGGCGGCTCGCCGTCCTCGTCCTCGCCTCCGGCGCTGTCCCACAGCTTGGCCATCTCCTCGGCCGAGAAAGCCGTAAGGGCGAGGTCGAACTGCATGGCGTCCAAGTCGGCCAGCTCGACCTTCAGGAGGTCCTTGTCCCACCCGGCGTTCAGCGCGGACTTGTTGTCGGCCAGGATGTAGGCTCGGCGCTGCGCCTCGCTCCACCCCGTGCAGTCGATCACGGGCACGGTCTCGGCCGGAAGCTCGGCGCCCCCCGGGCCGCGGATGGTGCCGCCCTCCTCGTAGATTTTGAGGGCCGCGAGCTGCCGGCGGTGGCCGGCCACGATACCCTTGTCGTCGGCCAGAATCGGGTTCGTCCACCCGAACTCGCGGACGAGGCCGACGAGCTCGAGCACCTCCTTCGCCGAGTGGGTGCGGGCGTTCCGCGCGTAGGGCGTGAGGGACGCGACCGGCCGGAGCTCGACGGCCGGGAACTCGGAAGCGGCCGCGGCGGCCGCGGTAGGCTTGGCTTTGCTCAATCTGACCCCCGGTCGCTAATTCGCGACTCTCGACAGAGAGGCCCGGGTACCGGTCCGGGGACCCCCAGGCTGTGAAGATTCGACCCCCCCACCCCCCTCCCCCCCTCCGGGGCCGGAAGGGCCTTGCGGCGGCCACCGGCGGGGCGTGAGGCCCCTCGGCCGCCCTGGCGGGCATGGGGGTAGCGGCGCGGGCCCGAGGCCGCCCGTGAGCGGCCTTCCTAGGGCCCTTGCGGGCTGGTCCAGAGGGTGGGTGGCGGCGGCCTAGCCGGGTTGCCAGTGGCCGGCCGCCGCACCTCGACCCCTCGGGGGGACCAGTCCCGAAGCTTAAGTCGTTAGAATGTCTGTGTTTCTGCCCTGGTTTTACTTCCGAGAAGGGCCATTATTGGAAGCTATCCCTTGCCCCGTTTAGAGGGGCCAGCCGTCGACGTCGCAGCCGTAGCTGCCGCGGCGTTCTTCGCGCTGGATC